GTCGAAGCTCTCGAAGTTCGAGGGTGAACTCCGTGAAGCGGTGAGCGTTTTGTCCGGTTTGGTCAACAAGGTAGTTGACGAATGCTCAGGGATGGTGTTTGATCAGGATCAGGATGATTTTTTCAGTGCTATCTGTGAATCGTTGAAAGTTGAAGCGCAGGCCATTGGTGGCTTGCTCGGCAAGGCCGAAAAGTTGATGCGATCTGACGATGTCGGTCGCGTTGCAGAAGCACATGACAGGCTTGCTGAGCGAGCGAAGACAATGGCCGTCGTGACCGAGTACATGAAGACTAGGTCACAACCAACAGGAGACGAGGAGTAGAAAAATGGCACAGAAGAAGGTCACGACAACCCTCAATGAGGACATGCAGGTTCTCGGCATCCCGGGTGTCAACATGGCAGAGCAGGCGCGTCTTGGTGGCATCCCTCTGAGCGAAGACAAGGACGAGGGACCGGCCGATGACGAGCTTCAGGAGATGATGAAGGAAGGGTACAAGGAGGGCATGACGTGCCCGAAGTGCAAAAAGGGCAAGATGTCCAAGCACAGGTGCCCGGACTGCGGATTCGAGGTCAAGCCAGAGTATCGCCAGGATCCTGGGAAGCAGGTTGCTGCTTCCACGAACGAGGAGGCCGAGGGCGACGATGAGGTTCATCCCCTCGACGCACCTGAAGTGAACGAGGACCTGTTCACTGCGATCATGGACCTTCCGTTTGACGACATGAAGGCCGAGGACGTGGAGGAGGTTCTGGAGGCTCTCAAGGAGAAGGACCTTCCGGAGGATGCTTCTGACGGGCTGAAGGAGCGTGCCGAGGAGGTCGTGGACTTCCTGATCGAGGCTGTGGCGAAGAAGACCCGTCGGGCGAAGGCTGGATCGATGGCGAAGAAAGCCTCCTTCCAGTGCCCTCCCGGAACCCGGAAGGACCCAAAGGACAAGGCTGGCCGTCGGTGTATCCGCGCCGCGAAGGCCGCTGGTGGATCAGGCAAGCTCGCCAAGGAGACCCGCAAGAAGGGTCGCTGGGCGAAGTCCGGCAAGGGCAAGAAGTCTGCTCGCAAGTCGTCTCGTTGGGCTGCCCGTCGTGAGGACATCCAGTCGCCGTTCGCTGCTGAACTGCATGGACTCCTAGAGGATACGCAGGAAGAGATCCAGGAGAGCGTGCGCGACGAGATCATCGAGCGCATTGGCGACATCCTGGAGATGTTCTGCGAGGAGTTCAACGATGAGGCCGTGACGCGCGTCTTCGAAGAGGCGTACGAGCCGGTGCTTTCTTCCATGGAATCCGGGCGTCTGGACGAGGACGTCATGGACGAGGACGAGTTTGTCGCTGAAATCAAGCCACTGGTGACGCTGATCCACAAGTCGATCGAGCGCATCGGGGCCGACTCGGGAAACTGATAAGTCGTCTCGGCGAGGCGGTGTGGCGTCGTCGCACCGGTACTACGTCGGGACGACAGGAGCTGGTTGGTTTTGAGTCGCTTAAAAAAGCTGCTAGGCCCGATGGCAAGAAAACGGATAGACGAGTCTCCCCGGAGGCCAAGAGGAAACTCGACCGCAATCCGCTTGGAAGAACACGTTTCAGGCGGTGGCGAAGCAAAACCGGCAAGAGAGGGTGATGAGATGCCGAATCTGCTGATTGAATCGAATCCAGTAACCATGACACTCCATGAGAGTGCCGGTGGTAAGGTGATCGCTCGCGGCGAGTATGGTCGTGTTGGCGTTGCGACTCAGAACGGGCGCATCTACCCCGAGAAGCTGATGGAACGGGAGATCAATAGGCTGAGTGCCGATCTTTCGAGCCGTCGCGTACTCGGGGAACTGGATCATCCGACGGATGGGAAGACGAGCCTGAAGCGAGTCTCCCACGTCATCACCGGTCTCAAGATCAAAGATGGTATCATCATTGGCGAGGCCGAGATCCTCAACACACCTGAAGGGCAGACTCTCAAGGCTCTGATCGAGGCGAAGGTTCAGATCGGCGTTTCGTCCAGGGGGTTTGGATCCACTCGTCCCTCTGAGGACCCGAAGATGGAAGGTGATGTGGTCCAGGATGACTTCGTTTTGAAGACCTGGGACTTCGTTGCCGACCCGGCTGTCAAGACGGCCATTCCCGGGATTTTCACCGAGGACGTGGACGAGAACCAGCCTGACATCGCAGAGATGTTCCTGGCCGAGTTTCCTGACATCGCATCGAAGCTCCAGGAGGACGCTCTCGATCGTGCGAAGCTGAAGGTCAACAAGGGCGTCGAGGAGGCCGTAAAAGAGGCCGAGGATCGTGTCCGGGCGGAGTTGTCCGAGAAGTTCGAGAAGGGCCTTGCTGAGGCCATCGTGGACGCCAAGGAGCAGCTTAGCGAGGAGCTGCGCGAGGAGTTCGAGTCCGATCCGGAGATTGGCGGAGCGAAAGCTGCGCTGTCTGCCATCTGGGAGATGGTTGCGCCGTTCAGGGCCACGGATGATGAGGTAGCATTGGCAGACGCGGAGAAGGCACGGGAGCTGGAGGTTTCCGAGGCCAAGGACGCGGCTGTGCAGGCGGAGGATCGTGCGGTTCAGGCCGAGTGCATGGCGTACATCGAGCGTGAGATCAACGGTCATCCGATGGCGGAGTCGATCCGGGGGTTGGTCAAGAAGGCCAAGTTCGACGGGCTCGACGATGCAAAAGAGAAGCTCGCGGCAATTCTCTCCGATCTTCCGGAGAGGACGGACGAGAACTTTGTCTCCCGCGAGGAGGCTGAGTTGCGCGAAGAAAATGCCGCGATGAAAGAGAAAGTATCCCTCCTCAGTGAGAGGGTGAATTCGCTGGATAGTAAACTGCGGAGAGCTGTAGAGGTTGGTGACGAGCTGGATGCTCAGCGAGTAGATGCTGAGGCTCGGGCGCATGAGCTGGAGGAACAACTCAAGGAGACATCTTCGAAGGTTGACTCGATGAAGGGACAACTGGAAGAGGCCGACAAGATGTTGGAACTCGAAGCGTACAAGCGCGACAAGGTTGCTGGGATGCCAAATGGTAGAGAGCTGAGTAGTCTCCTGGAGGACATCACCTCCAAGGACAAAGTTGATGAGTTGGTGGCGAAGAGGGGCTATCGGGAGGTCTCCAGTCAGGAGCTGGCCGAGGCGAGGAAGACCCTTGCTCGGGGTGCCGGTGAAAGGCAGGAGGAAGAGAGGCCGCTGGCCGAAGGAACTGTGTCAACGAGACCGACATCTGACGATCTCGGGAATGACATGTCCTTCATGAAGCGGTTGGCAGGCGTCGGCGAGTAGCCGATCGTCACATCAATTTTGAGGAGAATTACTCATGAGTAATCAGGCAACCGAAGCGCGTGCTCTTCTGGAGCAGGCAGGTCCGAAAACCGTTCACGATCAGAGCTACGCTGGCGCATGCATGGCCAAGTGGGGCGAGCTTCTGGAGGGGATTCCCACCAAGGGCGACAATGGGTACACCAAGAAGGTGACCGCGCTTCTGCTCGAAAACGAGATGGAGCACATCAAGTCCTTCACTGAGGACACTCTGTCGACCAACGCTGGCGCGTTCACCAAGTACGTGTTCCCGATCCTGCGCCGGGTTTTCCCGAACCTGATCGCGAACCAGCTCGTGTCGGTTCAGCCGATGACGTCCCCGGTCTCGGGCATCTTCTACTACGAGAAGAAGTACGACGATCGGAAGGGCACGAAGATCCCGCAGGGGTCCATCAGCAACAACCCGACCGACATGAACTACGACGGCAAGCTGAATGCCGACGACAACGTCAACCAGAACTTCGCGAAGTACTACAGCAGCGAGTTCATCGATTACGATGACACCTGCACCGACACCGGAACCAGTACTGCGACCCTGAACCAGGGTTCCGCGAACTGCCGCGTGACCGAGTGGAGCCCGATCCGTGCGAACGGAACGGCTGGCCAGCGGACCTTCTACGTGAAGGCGTACTACCGCTGCAACGACGCGGACAACGCGAACACCCCGACCGAGGTCATCGCCACGATGGACGACTCGGGCAACCTGATCGACGACCTGAACCCGTCCGGGACGCAGAACGTCGGTTCCTTCGACGTCACCACAGGAAACTGGGCGATCACGCCGCTGGGATCCGGTGGTTCGGCATCGAACTTCACCAACAACACCGTGATCTACTTCCAGTACTTCGTGAACTGGGAGCTGGTCGGCTACACCGATGGCGCCGAGATCCCGAGCATCAGCCTGGACATCGCTCTGCACACCGTGCAGGCCGAGAGCCGCAAGCTGAAGGCCCGCTGGACGGTCGAGGCTGTCGATGACCTGCGCGCCCTCCACGGTCTGGATGCCGAAGCCGAGCTGGTTTCGACGTTCTCCAACGAGGTCATGCTGGAGATCGATCGCGAGATCGTGACCGAACTCATCAACGGTGCGGCCCACTCGGCCAACTACACCTACAGCTCGACCACGCCGGGCGAGGTGGAGAGCATCCGCCAGATGGTGACGCAGATCTCCGCGATTTCCGCTGAGATTCACCGCACCTCCGGTCGTGCTCCGGCCAACTTCCTGGTCGTGTCCCCGGCAGTCGGCGGACTCCTGGACCAGCTCTCGACGCACGGCGACTTCGCCAGCATCGAGCAGAACGTCCAGAGCCCGAGCTACGGTCCGCTGACCAGCAACTTCGGCATCGCGCGCATCGGTACGCTGCTCCGCAAGTGGGCGGTCTACCAGGATCCGTACATGACCGGAGACCAGGTGCTGATCGGCCTGAAGGGGAACAACTTCCTGGATGCCGGTTATGTGTACGCTCCGTACGTACCGCTGCAGGTCACCCCGACGTTCCTCGACCCGAACGACTTCACGTTCAGGAAGGGCGTCCGGACCCGCTACGCGACACGCATGCTCCGTCCGGAGTACTACGGCGTGCTCAACGTGAGCGGCCTGCCGACGGTCACCTCCAACCTGTAAAGCAGGTAGGGGGCGTCTGTTGACGCTGTGAACCCAGGGGCCGGGTCGGTGGCTAACCGGCTCGGCCCTTTTTTTTGCAAGGAGAAAACCAAAATGAAAACCGGATACATCATGACGAGGCGGTTCAATAGGCCGACGACCTTCCAGGGTACCCGTATCGTGAAGCGTCCTGGGAATGTGCCGGACGGTATCGAGAGGATCGACATCCCGTTCAAGCCGATGCAGGTCACATACGTGGACGATGACATCGACATGAGCGCTTCTGTTGAGAGTGGGTGGATTTTCAAGAGTAGGGCGCCGAAGGCTGTAGAGCCAGAGGAGATCCCGGAGAGCCTCAAGGATCTGGAAGAGGAGCCCGACAAGGAGCCAGAGGATCCAGAGGATGAGGATCCCGGAACGGAAGTGGGCGACGACACGGATGTGGAGGCTGATGCGGACACGGAGACCGACGGTGAGACCGATGCGGATGCCGAATCCGATGACGATGGCGCGGATGCCGATGACGACACCGACGTGGACGACGTGGACGACGATGATGAAGACGAAGCTGCGTACGAGTTGCTCGAAGATGGCAGCTATCAGTGTCTCATCTGCAAGGCTCAGGATGAGGAGAAGATCCTGAAGACCGA